TGGATATCCATACGGGGTACAGGCACTGTAAATCCAGGAAACAGCGGCATTGGAAACTGAAATCTACGTTCCTCTTCAACTACACTATCTACAGGGCTAGGCCATCCTGCCTGCATAGTATGTGCAGGAAATTGAAATGCAGGTGCGTCCATAGGCGATAACGGATCAGGTTTCGCCGGTTGCCACGGCCTGCCTTCACCGGTGTAATATGGACCTGTCATTCCACGGGCACGTATCCCCGCACTTCGTGCTGCCTGCTCGGCACTGGGCGCAAAGCCGTTATCTGTGGCAAAACGGGCACCTGCACCAAATTCGGCAGGAAGTCGTTCCAGACCGGGAAGCCCACCCCTCTGTTGTTTTGGAGACTTTTCTTCATGACCTCGGTGGAATGCCATCTAATTCTCCCGCCTTGCAAATCTTGTATAACCTCTATACCCTCCAGCAGCACCTCTTCTCAACCCCTGCCTACGTTCCCTTTCCTCTGCTGCATCGAGTGCCTTGAGCCTTGCCTCTTCCTGAGCCCTTTCCGTCTCCAGTCGTGTCTCCTGCTGGGCAAATAGAGGACTTCTGCGGAAAGACTCCTCAAATCCGGGAAGGCTGGTCTGGTAGAAACCAGCAAGGGTAACATCCGGCCGCCTCACAAGTCCTGCCTTGACAGTGGAAATAGCCCGTGACCGAAACGTCGGATCAATAGGTATCTGAGGCATTCTATCCGAAAAATCTCCAGGCTCGGCTTCTTTTTGAGATATTTGTGTAGTAGGTGAACGCTCTGTTCTTAGCTGTTCTCCGATGAAACTTCCAGGTTCAAGTATTTGCTCAATAATTCCTTTCTTTCCGGGTACTCGCTCGCCGTCTACCCATACACCGCCTATGGATGAAGGAAGAACAGGCTTGCGTGCCTGTCGGAAAGATGCCATGAATGACGGTGATGTAAGTTGCCTCTGTACATACTGGGCGAACTCGGGTCGATCATATGCCAACTGTTCTAACTGGGGCTGAAGCTCTGTTATTCTAAAAGGAGTCGGACGCTCTACGCGGAAACTTGGGAAACCAGGTACCGGCGGTGCTGGTGGAGCTGCCGAACGGAACTGTCTCTGGTAGTCCTCTTCACGCCAGTCATACGCAGGCGCATCGGCCGTCCATTTGTACACTATGTCCGCCACCTGGCGTTCAGGGTCTTCGTCCGGGTTCAGTCCGCCTGCCAGAAGTATATTGTTAATAACTGAAGGCAGGGTCTTCTTGTCAAAATTGTCCAGGAACTCATTGGATACACCCGGCTGTAACAGATTTCTTTTGCGAAACTCATCAATTACAAGAGACTTTAGGTTAGCCTGTGTATTGATCTGTGCCTTCTCAACCCCTTTTCTATCTGCTTCGGCACCTTTCTGGACATTCTTTTGATACCAGTCGTTATACTCTTTATCTTCAAGGGCCTCTGCAAGAGAGCTGAATTTTTCCAGCCAGTCCAGACCCCCGGCCTCGGTAAACTGTTCATAGGTTGCCGGAGTGCCCATTGGCGGTGTGAACCTATTGATTAACTCCTTAGCCAGTGTCTGGCGACCCTGGAGGGTCTTCATCCGCTGTTGATACCGTTCATCCAGGGTGATTATCCCATCGTTTGCAAACTCCAGCAGATTGGTAAGAGGAAGCTGGGCTTTATTGCTGGCATAGTGTTCCAATTCACCCGTGGAGTCACGACCATGTTTTTGTATCCATCGCGCATCCATTTCCTCCCTACGTACCATAGCCTCATACTGCTCTGTAGTTATAGGAAGCTGGGTAGAAGGACCAACCTTGCTCAGAAGGTCCCTATACTCAAAGTAGGACGGGCCAATCATATTATATATTATGTAATCTTTATGTTCGGCTGGAAGTTGTCCCCAGCTTATACCCCGTGAACCAAGGAAGTCCTTCGCTAAGTCTTCTATATTTTTCGTTGTTACCTTATCCAGCCTATTTTGGTTTACTACGGCTGGAACCATGCTCAGGATACTATCTTGAACTACTTCCTTTCCGTACCTAACCCCTGTTCCTCCTATCCTTACTATGTCAGGCCCGTACTCACGCTGTTTAAGAAACTTTTCAATATCTAGTGCCTTTTCTTCATTATCTCTAGCCTGTTTTACATACTTTTGATAAATCACGGCCCACTGATCCAGCCAGAGATCAGGAAGATCCTTTTTCACTATAGGATTTTCGTAATCATCTTCTATTTGTGCCCTTACTATCTCGTCGGCTATTCTGCTTTTTATAGTGTTATGAGTGAGATCCGCAACTTTCCATCCCTCTACCATCTCCTCGTTTGTAACTAGTATATCAATTGCCGCCTCCGGTTCTATACTTTCTAGCCAGTAATCCACAAAACCGAATATTGCCTCTTGTGCTTCTGGATCATTCAGGTCCAGTCCTTCATCCGCAGCAACTCTCCTCGTATCTAGTATCGCAAATTTCTGCAATTCGGTTCTGGCGTTTTTGTTTTTCGAGTTCACTGTCGGATCGGAGGTCTTAGGGTCCAGGTTATAAAGGTCTGCCAGGACTTTTTCAATGTTATCTGACAAATTATCATCAGGATCCCATCCACTGCGTATATACCTTTCTCGTTGTTTACTTTCAATGGCACTCTCTGAAAGGGTTTCAGGGATTGGGAACAGGGTCACGTTGTCAAATTGGGGATCGTCTGCCTCAGACTCCATCTGTGACCTGACTTCATTCGCGCTGAACTTTTTATTATCTTTTTGAAGTTGTGTAATAAATCCGGGTTGTACTGTGTCGGTTGTAGGGTCATAGTAATCGTATTGACGCGTCTCAACGGTATCCAGCCATGACACAAAGTCCTTTACTAAGACTGGATTGTTTTGAATATAGTTGCTTAAGCTCTCATCTTTTATGTCGCCTGCTGCAACTTCTCGATAGTACAATGCCATACTAGAATCTATGTGTCCGGCTTTTGCCGCCTCCTGGACAATTATGGACATCTTCCTGCGGTCATCCACAAAATCAGGCGTACGTATCATCTCCTCGCTTCTTTGTTGTAATATAGGAATACTCCCCGACGTTATCAGATGTGCATACTTCATATCTTTAGATATAATAAATGGACTTTTCTCCTCTGTTTCGTCATGTTCGACATATTTAGTTTCATTCCACTCATATTTGCCCTTTTCGTTCTGTTCGAGGTCCGTAAAAAGGTTGTCAATGACAAAGTGGAAAATTTCATCGAAGACTCTAGGACCATCAATACCCGCCCAGGTGTATATATCAGTGGTTGAGAAATCGGGATCTAACGAGCTAATCGTACCCTGTCGTGCAGAAAAAGCCGGAATGCTTGATCTCCACCGGTTACTGATACTTAGGTATATATTGTTTGTAATCTGTCTTACCAGGGGTTTCACATCTTTTTCTACGTCATACGGCGTCCGAAGAGTAACCGATATAGGTACAGTTAATGCTGGAGGAGCCACCACTGCGCCGGTTGCATCGGCTGCCGCACGTCTCATAGCTTCATTAACCAGCTCTGGGTCAACGTTTCTTGCTTCCGTCTGTGTATCAATTTTATTCCAGAGTTCAGCCAGCCGTGCCAAATCTTTGTCTAGCTGATCCTCGTATTCCTGAGACTGGTTGTCATCGATCTCACGAGCGTCCCACATCTCCAGAAGGGATTTTGGTTGCGACTCCTCCGGCATCAGAATAGTCCTTCCACATGGCGTTTCTTCACACCGTGTTGCTCAATCCAGTCCTGTATCGGATCTTTAATACCCCTTTGCCTTTCGACCATTACTGGCGGAGTCCTGTTAGCAGGAGTCCTCGAATCTTTCTTGAGGCGTCTGTACTCGCCCATCACTGAAAGTATGGCTTCTGTAAAATCATTTTTAGCGGGCAAGGTCTATCCTTTCCGGCCGGAATGTGTCCGGCGTCAGCATCGCGTTCAGATCAGCGGCCCCTCCACCGGGTGGTATCCCCGGACCCTGTGGTATTTGGGGCATCCCTGGAGGTGGCATTCCCCCTTCCATTCCACCGGGAGGTCCCATTGGCGTTCCCATCGGAGGACCCATCGGCCCCATCTGGCCGTTCATCGGGGGTGCCATGCCGGGTACAGGCCCCATCTGTCCTGCTATCTCGGCCTGTGATTCCTCATCCGCCAGCCCCATCTGCTCTGCCACCAGGGCCTCTATCTTAGCCCGGACTGAAGGAAGGTTTCTGACCGCTTCTTCAAGGAGCCTCTGTCTTATCTCGGTCCCTGCCTCGTAGCCTGCCTGTTCGTAGTATGTGGTCGGATCTATGAGGCCAGCCTGGAACTCTGAGAGTGCCATCTGCCGCCTCTGCAACTCCATGACGGGCTCCGCGTGGGGGAACTGCACCTGCACAGCGTAGACATTGTGTACCTGTGACTTCCTGAGCATCTTTCCTGCCGAGCCTATCCCTGCCGACAGTTCCGATACCCGGTCTACCAGTTCCAGCACCCTGCTGCCCACTATGGAGGCGAGGTGTTCCCTCTGGGCCGCGACGCCCGCGAATATCCGCATTGCCGAGGTATTCAGTATGGCCTGTTGGCCGACCGTAGTAACCCCTGGCTGCCTTACCCCCGCAAGGGCGGAGGAGTATGTACCCAGCTCAAGGGTACTGTCCGTCTGTGCTTTCAGTTGAAGTGCCCACCCAGGTATGTCGGGAGTGGCCATCACCCAGAAGTCCTGTGGGTCTCCTTCCAGTATCCCTTCCTGTGATATCGCCTGTGCCAGGGTGTTGGGGTCCCTGCTTGTGCCCATCGGGGCGAAAGCGAAGCGGAGGAGTATCTGGTGAAAAGCTGATACCTCCTGTGTCCTCTTCCTTATCGTCTCCTTGTTGGGTGTGAGTATGCCCTGGGCCAGTGTCGAGGGGTCCCCGAGTTCATCGGCGGTCTGCATTCCCCATCCAGCGAAGGCATGAGCAAACGGCACAAAGCCCCAGGTATTGCGTTCCATCCATACAGGGGTTGCGGCGGCTGATACCGGGCTGCCGTATACCGGCGTAGTGGCGCCTGCGACCAGCTTGACATGCCAGTACGGGGTCCAGTAGTCCCATACCTCGACCTCGTCCCACGGATCTTTGCCGCCACCATCGAATATCTCGGCGTAACGCCTTCTCTGGCTACGCTTTTTAGTCACTGACTGGTCGTGCAGCTCCTGAACAGTCATCTTCGATGCCTTCAAAGCGATGGTCGGCACCTTTTCCAGGGGGTTCATAAGCACAGTGGACGGATGCGGCACCCTGATCCTGACAGGATTCCAGCATTTCCGGTTGGCACGGTACGATGTCCTTGCTGCCTCGTAATCTTCACGAGACTGGAACTTACTTTCGTCCGGTTCATGGGGCCTGTCTGCGATACCTGCCAGAACCGGGCCTTCGACCACGGCATATCCGTGTGCGACAAGATACTGTGCCACCAGCTTCCAGGGTATTCCGGGCTCCTGCATCGCGGCGTCGTCAAGGACAGCCTTCAAGCCGTGTTCAAGGGCTGTTGCGTCCCTCTTGTGGTCTTCCGTGTCACCGACCGGCTCCCTGTGTATCCTCGGGCTGAAGCTCATTAGCGTGGATACCGCGTGATCGACAAGGTGGGTAGGGGTGGAATCGTAAAATATGGGCCTTCCCTGGTAGTTCTGAGACCATACCTTGAACTTGCGGTTGTAGTATGCGTCGTTGTCCCGCCATTCGTCGTGGGCGGTGGACCACAGTTCCCCCATACTTGAGCGGAACCGTGTTATCGCATCTGCCTCGGGGCGTTCTCTGAGGTCAGCCATGTTTTACTCCTATAATCGGGTACCATTCCCTTAATCGGGTGCCGTACTCATGCTAGGGCAGGCATCTGTATTATCTTCCCCGTTCCTCCTGCCATGCCCATATCGTCTTTCACCATCAGGGCTATTCCAAGGGCCATCACATAGTCGTCATGGGCTCCCCCCATGGCCTCCGGCTTCTCACCGGGTGCCGCTATTACCGTCGAGAACTGTTCCAGCCCCTCCAGATTGGGGATAGTCAAATGCCCCGCGTTGAAGGCTGCCCTCAGTTCATCGAACATCCTTTGGCGGCTCATCCTGTCAGTCCTCCACCCGTAGTCGCGCCTCACCCGCTTTCCCCTTCCGACCCTCCTGCGATACAGTTTGGGGTAGTTCAGGTCCCTCGCAACCGTTATAACCGTGTCTGAGAAGTTGTTTTCTATTCCCCAGTACGGCATTCGGTACGCCTCCAGGAGTTCCACTGACGCCTGGGCAAAGTCCTCCGGCTGAAGGCTGTTTGTAACAAGATCGGCAACAACATAGCCGCTTGCTATATCCACCACCACCGTCACAGAATAATCCATACCGACCCCAGAGGCAACATCCGTGCCTGCGGTATAGCGCCTTGCGGCCCTGGACTCCTGGTATATCGAGGATGGGCCGAGTTTCCTCACAGGCTCTATGCAGTCTTCCGCCATCGCGGCTATCATCTCCCGGTCGAATATGCTCTGTTATCTTGGAGTGGGGATTTGCTCAATATTGT